CCCCATTTGCCAGAATTATTGGCGTAATCGTGCTTATAGGCGCTTTGTTTGGGTTTGGCTACTACAAGGGCTACTCAGGTGAAAAACAGCGCTTTGATACCTTTAAAGCCGATTTACAGGCACAAGTAAAGGCACAAGAAGCAATCAATGAAGCAACCAAGAAACAACAAGATATTATCGGTAAATCTATAAGGTCTGATTATGAAAATAAGCTATCTGCTCTTAAGTCTTATTATGGTGGGGTGCGCCAGCAATCCAGTACCAACGGTTTGTCCACCTTACCCAGTTCCTCCCTCGGTGCTAATGGAGAAGCCATCAACCTTGAACTTGCTTGTGCCAGTACTACGCAACAATTAGTTTCTCTACAGGAATGGATTGTAGAAGTATCTAAAACTGGTCGGTAAGATCTACATACTTAAACTTCTCTACAGGGATGTCAAAAAACATCTCTCCTGTAGGAACTTCAAAATTCTTAACTTCTATCAAGGGGTAACCTTTTACTACCTTTGCATGACACCAATACGCATGAGTTAAGTCCTGAGTTAGTGCAAAAAATAGTACAGGGAGATCGTGCTGAAATAATTTCTCTTTTCTATGCGCTAAATGGATGGTGCTATAGTGGCAATAATTCCAGCTCCGCACTTCAACTTCAATATAACCAACTGGCTTGCCTTCTCGCTGCACTATTAGATCTACTCCAAACTCATTAGGATTTGGAATACAGTTTGCTCCCCATTTCATTTGTATCCAATTGGATACAGCCTTCCTAGCTGGTGGATCGTACTGATCGTGGAGTTGCTGGTTAAATTTCTTGGTAATGCCACCTGATCTGTAGGGGGTGGCGCTCCTTGTGAAGGACATCAGCAGATCTCTTGGGGTTTGCTTAGAAGCAATTAACAACGCTTCCACATACTGTACATACAGTTATCTTGCCATTGACAATAATTGTCTGAGTTTGACAGGCATAAGCTGTTGCACTTAATAACATAAATGTTACTGTTGCTAATAATAGTTTTTTCATCTTGTTCTCCTCAGAACGGAATATCGTCATCTACGATGGTATTTTTAGGCATCTCATCATTGCCTTTAGGCGTAAAGTTACTACGCTCTTTCTCTTTGCCAATCGCAATACTAAAAAACTTCCCATTCTTACCTTCTTTAATCCATCCACTTAGCCAATGCTCTTTTCCATTAACCATAATTGAGCCAGCATAGTCTGGATGCGTGTCTTTTTCCTTTCTGGAATTCTTGAACAGCGATCCGTTTCCTTCTTTCATTTCGTAAGCCATTATTTTCTCTCTTTCAATTTTGTAAACATTTCCTCAACTTCACTCAAGAACTTCTCTACTTCTGCTTCCATAGCCTTAATATACTCTACATCTCGATTAAGGCGTACTACAAACAATTGCAAGTCTGCTGGTAGTCTAGGGTCAAATGATACAAAATCGCACCATTGACGGCCTGTTACTGCCATTTGGCATTGCATTTGTGGGATATACTTTGTTGGCGGTTTATCATCCGTCAAATACTCTATATGCGTACTGCTATTTGGACACTTTATCTCAAGCAATCCATCGTCAGCAATGCAACCATCAGGACTACAACCAAAATTACTGATACTAGGGTGGTCAATAAAAGCCACCTCATCAACGAATATTCCCATTTCTGATTCATAAGCGATCCTAGCTAGTGGTTCTGTTGCTGTACCCCATTCCATTGCTGCATTAGTAAACGACTCTCCTGGCACTCCTGTAAGCCTCTGAACTACCAATTCTGTCCTGTAGTTCTTACGGCTGGCAGATTCCCCAGACTTCCCCTTAGAAAGCACATCTGCTATACGGCTGGCAGTAACTTTGCCCAGCCTACTTAGATGCCATTCATTAGACCCTTGCACGATCATTCGCTATGTCCTTTAATTGGTCTGCTAATAATGATGTTTCTGTAGCTGCTTTGGCTGCTGCCACATGATCTTCTTTAACTTCATAGTTGTAAAAGTTTCTAAGAGATTTCATTGTTTCTAAATACACTTCTGAATAGTCTTTCATTCTTTATCTTCTTCCATATTTGGGTCAATATAACCTTGTCCTAGTGGTCTATCTGCAAGTTCGTTCAGTTCCCACTTACGAGCAAACTCAGCAGACATAGCATCAATCGCAGCATTCCATCCTAGCATAAAGTATTCTTGTGGATGGTAGACAGGCTTATCTAAACTATTAAATGCCTCTAGGCAATGTTTATTTATCATTTTTGTTTAAACCTTAAATTAACCACTTCTTTGCTAAATGTAGGTTTTATATCATCTAATGTTCTAGCACACATCTCTCTAAAATCAGCCCACTTCTTAATGTATTGTGCTTGCTCACTTGCTGGTACATAGTTATATAACTTCTTCCAGCGTACAGTAATATCAGTCCCAGCTTTGCTATAAATGTAGTCTTTCTTAGTCATTTTTTTTTCCTTTATATTTTTGTTCAGCATTACGATTTAAACAAATTGCACATTTCCATCTACTTGTGTTTTTCATCTTTACCAATTTAAAACCTTCAATCGGTCTAGAAACCTGACAACTAACACACCATTTCCTTTCAAGCATCCCAGCCTTCCTTTAAATATCCAAATTCGGAAGCATCGCTTACGGCTCTCAAATCTAAACAAACATCGCACTTGTCTATCCATATACGATATTCATGATTTTTAGGTCTATGAATCCCCCATTTAGCTCCACATTCAGAGCAAACATTATCAGGCTGCTCCTGGGCTAACTTCATTGAATTTATCTTTCATCAAGTTGTAAGCGTTTGTTATTGGGGGTAATAGAGCTGGTTTACCTTGATACTTCTTGTATAATTTGGCAAAGGCCACCTTGAGTTCGGCAGGGGTTTTTTGCGTCTTGATTTCCAAAATATCGGCATCTAACGCATCTCCTGTGTCTACATCATCCCAGAGATCCTCACCAACATACAGGCTTAATCCTAGACCATGTAAGGCAATTGCTTTAGCCAGGCAACGCTGCATAGCCGTATTGACTGCAAACGCATCTGGGTTAGGTATAGCCTTATTGCGGTAGTCCATTACTGGGAGCTGGGCAGTCATAGACTTGCCAAACGCAGTAACAGTACAAAAGACCATCATGGTTTCACCAAACATAATAGGCTGTCCATAAGTCCATGTAGCGCTCTGGTCATGTATCAACAATGTATCTACAGCCCACGCCCAGGACAAGTAGCTAAGATTGTTCTTCTTCTCTATCTTGTCCGATACATCTATCTTGCGTAATTCTATATAGCTAGTCATTTTTAATTCCTTCACTCAAGGTTAAATTTTGCTGCTGATTCCCAATACTCAAACGATTTTGTGTACAACTTAAGACCAAGTTTTGCCCAATCTTTTTGCTCTACACAATCTCGTACAAATTGCTGAAACTCTACATCACTACAATCTTGTCCAATGGCTTCTCCAAGTTTGGAGAGGTCTGTAGGATCATAGCGTGGATCGTTCTTGACCAGCCAGTATGCTTCCTCTGCGATGCGCTCTGCATCTTCTTGGTCATCCCAAGGTGCTTCATAGTAGGAGTTGTTGTTCATAATGAATACACTCCAATACGAAATCCGTATGTACCGATAACTACTGCTGCAATAAAGAAACCTAATATGCCACCTAAGATAATGTCTTTCATTTTGTTACTCCTTCACGAGTTGATAAAAGTACTGCATAGATAAATACTAATCCATAAATGTAGAGATTTTCAACAGAATGTAGAAATATTTTTATTTGTCGCTTTTTAGCAACTGTTGCTTTTACGCACTAATGTAGAATAAACAATCAACTAGGAGAAATCATGGAAAAAACAGCATTTGACAACCTAATGGCAGAATTTGGCTCAATCAAAAACCTATGCGATAAGATTGGCGTTAAGTATGTTACGGCCTATGCCTGGAAGATGCGTAACGGAATCCCTAAGAAATGGCATACAGCGATCATAGAGGCTTCTGAAGGCAGATTGACGGCAGAACACCTTGGCTAGCCAAAATCAGCGCACAATCGCTTTATATGAGTCTAAAGGCTATAAATGCGACATAGTAGAAAGCTACAACGCTTTCACCAAGCGCAAAAAAGATTTATTTGGCATTTTCGACATATTGGCTATTGGAAACGGAGAAACAGTTGCTATACAGCTAACATCCAAAAGCAATATGTCCAGCCGAATAAAGAAAATAACCGATTCAGAGTATTTCACCGAAATCGTAAGGTCTGGATGGCGAATTATTGTTATTGGATGGTTTAAAAAAGAAAATGGTAGATACGACTACAAAGAGTTTGAATTTTAGTTTATAGTATAAGTTCGTAAGTTGGAGGCTCTAACGACATACCAGCGACTTACGATTACAGCGCTACTGGGGGTAAAGGATGAAACAGCGCAATATAGGTGGCGAGGTTAGTGCCTATTCCTTGAACGACTGACGGGTTCTGTAACTCCGATGGAGCAGATGAAGGCGAATCTAGGTAGGCTAGGTTCGTTCACCGAAAGAGCAGTAACCTTCTAAAGACTAATACCTATAAGTATTAAATAGATTTTTAATTAATACCTATAAGTTAAAAATTTCATGAAATTTCAAGAAAATGACTGAACAAGAATACATAGATCAAGCTACTAAATTCATGCAACATGAAAATAGATTTGAACTATCTGCATTTCCTTGTTTGAATGACAATGCTGGTCATGGATTTGATGAACATTACATTTACCATGTAGCCTGGGCGCTAAGAAAAATAAAAGAAATTAACCCTAGAAGCCATATAGATATTGGGTCTAGCCTACATTTATCTACTTGTGCAGCAGCTCTAGTTCCTACAACATTCTATGATTTTAGAGCGCCAAAGCTGGTAGTGCCAAATTTGTTAGTAGCTCAGTATGATTTAACTGCGTTTCCATTAGCGCCAGCAGAATCTATTTCTTGCTGTCATGTTGTAGAACATATAGGACTAGGAAGGTACGGAGATGATCTGGACAACGAAGGCGATCTCAAAGCAATTGCGAATCTTAAAAAGATGGCAAACAAAAATTTACTTTTTGTTGTACCAGTTGGAAGGCCACTTGTTGCGTTCAATGCACACCGTATTTATAGCCCTGTCTATATTCGTAATTTGTTTAGCGATTATGATTGCGAGTTTTTTCTTATTCCTAATGATGGGAGAAGCCCTGTAGTTACCGAAGTTACAGAGCTAGATCTACCCTATGCTTGTGGATGCTTTCATTTTGTAAAAAAGTAGTTGCATATTTGTAGAGTTCTCGTTTAGTATTTATAAATGGACAAAAAGATAAAAAAAGCAATGCACTATATGTGCGCTGATTCAACCAGTTGTTTTCCTTCTTGGCAAATAAAATCACACAAAATAAAATGGTTAAAAGATTGTTTGCTCTACAGAGGAATAACTAACGATGGTGAGATAGTCGTTACCCCAGTTGTTATTGCTACAGACATAAACCAAACAAAGTACATGATGGATTGCATAACTGGGTCGTTATACAAAGATGGCATTTGTAAAACTTCTGACCACCTAATGTTGCTTGATGTTGTAGAAGAAAGTGGTTTAGCAAAAGAGTTGCTTACTAAAAAAACTAAAGCAATGGGCGCTTAAATGGACAATGAACGCAGTCTTGCCAAAGAAATAACAGAAGGATTTGAAGCACTTAAATCTATGAGAAACAATGAACCAGTAGCGTGGATGCAAGTACATGACAAAGACAATAAGCCTACAAAGTTTAGTCTGGTAAAAACATGGAAAGATGATATTCCACTCTATACCCATTTAAGCGAGCATGATTTAGGTATTGCTGAAGCTATTGGGTTTGATAAAGGTTACAAGGCTGCAACAGTAAAAGAACTAACAGATGAGGAAATACTAGCTTGTTGGTCGGAAGAATTTACGAGCAACGCATTACCTAGCATTGATTTTGCTAGAGCAATACTAAGAAAGGCACAAGAGAAATGACCCTTGTTAAATGGACAGGAACAATACTATGTCTTATAGGGATATTCCTTACAAGCATCAATGTCTATCCATCTAACATTTGGTTTGGAGTTGTAGGTAGCGGTATCTGGGCGTTTGCTGGTATATACCAAAGAGATATACCATTGTTTCTTGTAGAAGCTGTGGCAGTTGCGTTCTATGCCTATGGCGTGATAACCTATTATTTCTAGTGAAGGAGAGATGATGTTTGAAACATTTTGGGATCTGTATCCAAGAAAAGTAAGTAAGCGTGTAGCCCAGCGCAAGTTTGAGGCTCTTAGCAAAACTGAGCAGCAACAAGCGCTAGAGGCTCTGCCAAATCATATTCAATACTGGAAATCTAAAAATACTGAGATGGAGTTCATACCCCATGCAAGCACTTGGGTAGGGCAGTATAGGTTTGAGGATGAAATAGTAATAGAAGAACCAAAAGTAAATAAACGGCCTGAGTTGCCTTGGTACAGTTCAGAAGAAGCAACCATAAACAAAGCAAAAGAAATAGGAGTCCAGGCTTATGCTGGAGAAGGATGGCAGCAATGGCGAGCAAGGATCAGCCAAAGAATCAAACAACTTGAAGAACAGTTATGAATAAAGTTTATTTTGGAGATTGTAGAGTTTCTATGCGCCAAATGCAAAAAGATGGAATTAAAGCACAAACTTGCATAACTAGCCCGCCTTATTATGGTTTGAGGGATTATGGTGTTAATGGACAAATAGGTAATGAACAAACTCCAAAAGAATTTATAGATAATCTTGTAGAAGTGTTTGCTTGTGTATGGGATGTTTTAGAAGATGATGGAACTTTATGGGTAAATCTTGGTGATAGTTATTACAACTACAGACCAGGCAAAGGACAAAGAGTTGTAGCTAATTCCATTGCAAGCCAAAAGGCATCTGAATTTGAACATAGCGCAAAGCGGGGCAATAAACTTGAGGGATACAAAGAAAAAGACTTAATGGGTATGCCTTGGAGATTAGCCTTTGCTTTGCAAGACTTTGGATGGACTTTACGCCAAGATATTATTTGGCATAAACCAAATCCAATGCCAGAATCTGTTAAAGATAGATGTACAAAATCACATGAATACATTTTTCTTTTAAGTAAAAAACCACATTATTTTTTTGATTCTGATGCAATAAATGAGCCAGCCATTTATGCTGGAGATGATAGAGGTTCAAGAAATGATAGTCGTAGAGGAACTGAAGCTAATTCAATGTCTGGAAAAAACGGAGAAACAAGAAATAAGCGTGATGTTTGGTCAATAAATACAAAGCCATACAAAGGCGCTCATTTTGCTGTGTATCCAGAAGAATTAGTAGAGCCAATGATTTTAGCTGGTAGTCGTGTTGGAGATATAGTTTTAGATCCATTTTTTGGAAGCGGAACAACTGGGCAAGTTGCTCAGAATTTAGGAAGAAAATGGATAGGATGCGAATTAAACAAAGAATACGAGCAATTACAAAATGAAAGACTTAAACAGCAAGGATTGGAGTTGGTCTGAAGAATGGCGTAAAGAATGTGAGGCTAGAGAGTTGCTCAGTTGGTCTTTAGATAAACGCAGAAAACAATTAGATTTGGTACAGCAAAAGCGTGGATGGCAAGCTAGATTAGATCTACAAGATGAAATGGAAAGATTATGGAAATTAGCCCAAACAAAGCAGTTGAGTTCATCATCAAGCAATCAAGTGTCTTTGCAGCAGCCAAAGCAAATAGAACTTATATAGAGAACTATCTGCGATCAGCTAAAAGCAAGCTAATGATGGAATCTACGGCATCTAGCATTGCTGCTAAAGAAATGGAAGCCTACGCTACAGATGATTATGTAGATTTATTACAAGGGTTAAAAGAAGCAGTAGAAGTAGAGGAAAAGCTAAAATGGCAACTGATAGCAGCTCAAGCAAGAATAGAAATATGGAGAAGCCAAGAAGCTACTAATCGTACTATAGATAGGGCTACACAATGAGTGATTTGCCTTACTATTTTGGTTTGGTAATAATTGCTATTGTTGTATTTTCTATATGGATAACTTTTAAATAATGGCAACTAAAGATGAAAAGAAGCGCCTTAATCAGATTGCAGAACTTGGATGTATTCTATGCTCCGAAGTCCTTGGGATTGAAGGCACTCCGTCAGAACTCCATCATGTGCGGAGATATGGAGCTAAACGGTCTGCATCCCCTATCTTGCCTTTATGCCCAGAACATCATAGGGGAAACTCTGGTGTTCACGGATTGGGTGCAAAAGGTTTTATCAGTAAATACAACATTAGTTTCGAGAGCCTATTGGAGCGAGTCGATCAAAGGCTTGGAAAGGGATTTAAGTGAAAGAAACAAATAAAATTGTTAATGAATTAGTTGATATTTTTACTGGTAAGGTAATGACTCAACATGAGAATGAAGTCTTATATAGGACTTTCAAATTAATACATGATTTAGAAGATCAAGCACAAATGTATAAATCTATGCTATATAACCAGTCTAACAAAGAAGGCAACAACCATTAAAGCTCTAGTGGGTCTAGACCAAGCTCATGGCCTACCATTTTGCATCGGGTTCTAAAGGCTTTACCATGCTGCATCCATTTATCACCTTTTTGTCTATGGAAACTCATGTGGATCGCTTCATGGCAAAGGGTAATTAACGGAGTGTAATACTGCCCACACCTAGCAGAAGATATAGTAATGTTATGTTCATAATCACCACCAGTATCTAGTAAATATGTCCCCATTACTTCTGGGTCTGGTGTAACAATAAACTCCACTTCTTCTGGCAACGGCATCTTCCATTTAGTAAATGGATAGCAACAATAAATAGAGGCGTAGAGATTGCGTACAACCTCTGAATTTAATCTCATGCTAAGTGCTTAAGTTTTGCGTGGGGAATTATAGATCTATTATCTGTTGCGTAAGCTCCACAGGCTTTACATATATAGCGCTGATAAGCTCCAGTAGTTGTATATCTAAACCCTTTGCTCATCAGGCTTGATTTTGAACAAGTAGGACAAACAAATCCATTGCGATCTTTTTTCATTAAAGATAAGTTAATCGGCTGCTTAATCCAAGGCAATAGTTTTTTATACAACTTTTCAAGTAGCACTACATCTTGAATATTATATTGCTCCATTACCTTCCAAGCTGCTTTGTCGCCATTCATACACTTAATCCAAAGCGTATGGCCTTCATGGTGGTTCTTTTTACCAAGACCCAAACGCTGCGCCACATAATCTAATTTATTACTCGGAAATCTAAACTGACTTTTTACCACCCGCAATAAGTCTATTTGCTTAATTGGTGGTGGTGGTGTCATTTTATGTATGAGGAACTCTTTATTTAGAGTTGGCATATCAAACTTAGTACCATTGTAGTGAACTACTGCATCTGCATCTTCTAACAATCCATGTATGCCTTCTAACATAGATTTAGGTTCGCTTTTTTGAACTGAATCAAAGTAAATTTGTTTTTCCCCTAACCACTTAGCCGAATAGCACATAGTGTATGATGATTCTAATAGCTGTGGAAGTCCAACATTCTGTTGCCAGAGTCCCCAAACATGAGCCAAATTTGGCGAGGTTTCAATATCAAGCAGAAGTATGCGCATCTAAATACCTTTTTAGACTTTCAATTAGTTGTTTAGAGTCTTTTAAAAGACCTAAAGCCATATTGCATTTATCACAAAGCAAACCCCTAACTTTTCCAGTTGCATGACAATGATCTACATTTAATGGTCTGCGTATATGTTTCTCGTTGCATATTGCACATTTATTATTTTGTTTGTTTTTCATTTCTTCAAATTGCTCTAAAGAAATTCCATACTTTTGTTTTAATTTGCCTTTTCTTCTATGTTCTTTTACTTTATCTTTATTTGCTTTAGACCATGCTATTGATTCTTTATTAACGCATGATTTGCAAGTAGGCCGTCTATATCCTGGCTTTGTTCTAGCACCAGTTTGAGCATAAAAGTTCTCAATTGGCTGCTCTACATTGCATTTATTGCAAATTTTCATTAAGCGCTTTCGGTTATTGCGTTAAGATGTTGAATATAATACAATAAATTCTATTAAATTAATATGACAATTTATGGAAGATCGTCTTAAAAACTGGGCGTGGTATGTATCGTATGGCGTGGTCGCTCCACAGCCAGATACTACTTGCCGTAGTTTTGAGAAAAATTACATTCCAGAACTAGGTAATCTGTACGCTGAGTCTGAGCCACACTATGAGCCAGACCATGTAGACGGAGATCTTATAGAACAGGCAATCAAGAATCTTCCATTAGAGCTGCGTAGAACGCTTAAAATGCGCTATGTAAGCCATCCATACGCTTCTACAGGACAATTAGCCCATGCTCTTAGAATTTCCCCTCATCGGCTAGAAGTAGATTTAGATAATGCAAAGAAACGACTCCAGCACGAACTGGATAAAAAAACAAAATCAGCACACTATTCGGACTTGCTCAAAATGCAAGATAAAAAAGACAACGGCTGAAGGGTTCTACGAAATCTTTAATAATGGTATGAATGAGCGTTTTATTTGCCAATCTTGTGCAGATCGCAAAACACATTTATAATTTGGCTAGGGAAACTTTGCCCAAAATTTAGTGAGATTATATGAAGCCACCTAAAACTACCATTATGATCGGATTGCTTGGCGATAAGCCAAAAATGGCTGAAAAAGAAGAAGGTGGCTTATTGGCAGAAGATAAAAGCTCTTGCCCATTATCTACACAGGATGCAGACATCAACAGAGGCAATATGAAAAAAGCCGTTTTGACTGCCAATTATGGTGAGCGCAAAGATGGCGAAGGCAAATGCAAGGCTTGTGAGTATTTCAATACCGAATTAAGCGATTGTGGCGTACCAAAAGATATGGGACATTGCGACATTTTTGATTTTGTTTGCAAAGGCAACATGGGCTGCGATGCCTGGGAAGCTATGGGCAAAGAGGAAATGGAAGAAGAAGGGGAAGAAGATTGAAACAGGGTCTTTACTCTAATATCCACGCTAAAAGAAAGCGTATCGCTGAAGGATCTGGCGAAAAGATGAATAAAGTTGGTAGCAAAGCTGCTCCCAGCGCCAAAGACTTTAAACAAGCTGCTAAGACGGCAAAGCCTAAGAAAAAGTGAGATTAGGGATAATTATCCCCTATAGAGATAGAGAGCAGCATCTAGCTAAGATGCTTCCCCATACTGTTAGCTTTTTCCGTAGAAATACAAAAATAGAGCCTTTGTTCTGTATTGCAGAACAAGTAGACGATAGCCCATTTAATCGTGGTGCAATCAGTAACCATGCTTATGCAGCTATAGCTGGAACTGTAGATTACATTTGTTTTAACGATGTAGACTATATGCCGATGTGGGCAGATTACTCAGAACCCAGCTTGCCAAGCAGAATTATCTGGCATGGCATGGATACAAGACCAGTAGGGCATGGAACAGATCAAGTAGTTAATGCTCAACGATATGGCCTAGCTGCTGTAGCGCTGATGAAGAAGTGGCACTTTGAAGCCTGTAACGGATATTCCAATACTTATTGGGGATGGGGTTACGAGGACACAGACCTAGCTAAGAGGCTCGAATCTGTAGGTTTGCCACTAGGGTATAGGGATGGTACTTTTATAGCCCTAGACCACGATTCTAACGGCTACGATGCCAATGGCGAAACAGAAGCAAGCAAGGCAAATCACAAAAGATTTAGTAATAGGGTTTACCCTAATATGGCAGATGGCTTAAGTAACCTAGAAGCCAATGTTGTAGAAATACAACAGCATACTGCTAGAGGGTTAGCAGATGGCGAAGAAGCTCCATTGATATGGTGTAAGTACGATCTAAAGGAAATGTATGAAGATGAGCAAAAAGCAAGCCAAGATCGGTAAGGTCATGGGCGAGTACAAAGAAGGTACTCTACATTCTGGTAAGGGCGGTAAGGTCGTAAAGAATCCTAAACAAGCAATTGCTATTGCAATGTCAGAAGCAAGCAAGATGGCTCGCTATAAGAAATGAGAGTAAGGGAAGCTGCTGGTCTATTCGAGAGATTAGGCGTAGCTGGATACAACAAACCAAAAAAGACTCCTAACCATCCTACTAAAAGCCATGTTGTAGTGGCTAAAGAAGGAGATAAGGTAAAGACCATTCGATTTGGTCAGCAAGGTGTAAGTGGTAGCCCAGCTAGAGAAGGCGAATCAGAAGCAGACAAAGCTCGTAGAAAGTCTTTCAAAGCAAGACACGCTAAGAACATAGCAAAGGGCAAATTATCGGCTGCGTTTTGGGCAAATAAAGAAAAGTGGTGAAAACTGTTGTAGAATAACGACATCATCAACCATCAACCCATAGGGAATGGAATGGAAAGTTCTACAGAAAACAAAGATTTAGAAGTTGCTTCAACCAATAAGGGTGGAGCTCCAGTAGGCAATCAGAACGGCAAGAAGGGTAAGTTGTTCTACAACCAGCTACGAGTAGCTTTGGTTCAAGAGGATAGCCGTAAGTTACGCACTATCGCACAAAAGTTAGTAGAGGCTGCCGAACAGGGTGAGCCTTGGGCTATTAAAGAAGTAATAGATAGAGTAGATGGTAAAGCTGTACAGGCTACAGAGATTAGTGGTGCAGACGGCAATGCCATAGAGATCAGTCAGATTGAGTTCGTTATTAAACGACCAGAATGACAAAGTTTAGTATTGAGATCCCTGAGAAGTTAGAGTGTTTGCTAGAACCCCATAGAATGAAGATTGTCTATGGTGGGCGAGGCAGCTCTAAGTCTTGGACTGTTGCCAGGGTTCTATTGGTATTAGGTAGGATGAAAAAGCTCAGAGTGCTATGCGCTAGAGAGTTTCAGAACTCTATCTCAGACTCTGTTCATGCTTTGTTAGCAGATCAGATCAAGTCTATGGGCTTAGAGGACTTCTATACTGTACAAAACACCAGTATCTTTGGTACGAATGGGACAGAGTTCCTATTTGCTGGTTTAAAGCACAACATAACAAAAATTAAGTCATTTGAGGGTGTAGACATAGCTTGGGTAGAAGAAGCTCAGACTACATCTAAGACAAGCTGGGATGTATTGATTCCTACGATCCGTAAAGAAGAATCAGAGATATGGGTTACATTTAACCCAGAGCTAGATACAGATGAAACCTACAAGCGATTTGTAGCTCATCCTCCTAGCTACGCAAAGGTAGTAAAAGTAAACTGGTCTGACAATCCTTGGTTTCCAAAGGTACTCAGAACAGAGATGGAAGATCTCAAAGCAAGAGATATGGATGCCTATCTCAATGTATGGGAAGGCAATACAAGACAAGTATTAGATGGCGCTGTATATGCTAAAGAATTGCGTAAAGCAATGGAAGAACAGCGAATCAAAGATGTTCCTGTAGATAAAGCTATTTTGGTTTCTACATTCTGGGATTTGGGCTGGTCGGATATGACGAGCATTTGGTTTGTACAGACATTGCCAGGTGGCGAGGTAAGGATCATAGATTTTTACCAAGACTGTCAAAAGACTATAGATTTCTATGTAACCCTATTAAAAGAAAAGGGCTACACTTATAGAGATCATTGGCTGCCACACGATGCAGAGCATAAGAATATGACAGGGCGCAGTACGAAAGAGATTATTGAAGCAATGGGATTACCAGTTAGGATCACTCCTAAACTGAGTATTGCCGATGGTATTAATGCTGCTCGTATGTTAATGAATCGTTGTTATTTCGATCAAAACAAATGTGCAGAAGGACTACAAGCATTGCGACATTATCGTTATGCTGTAGATCCTGATACAAAGATGTTCAGCGACAAGCCTTTACATGACCAAAATTCCCATGCTGCGGATGCGTGGAGATATGTGGCTGTAGGGTTAGACGAGAAGCCTTATACCTGGGATAAGGCATTAGATGTTAAAACTTCATGGATCGTATAAATGGATGACAATAAGTTAAAAGGTATATTAGATAGCGAGATAGAGAACTCTATTGGCTTTGTAGATACCGAAACAAGTGAGGCTCGTAGAAAGGCTTTGACCTACTACAATCGTGAGCCATACGGCAATGAGGTAGAAGGTCGTTCATCTATTGTTACTGGCGAAGTAGCAGAAGTAGTTGATGGTGCATTGCCACAATTACTGCGTATCTTTACTCAATCAGATGAGTTGGTACGCTTTGAGCCTAAAGGTATGGGCGATGAAGAAGGCGCTAAACAAGCTACCGATTATTGCAACCTAGTGTTCTTTAACGATAACGATGGCGTTATCTTAATGCACAACTGGTTTAAAGATGCGCTATTGCAAAAGAACGGCATTGTTAAATATTGGTGGGAAGATAGCGAAGATCCTATCAAGGAAAAGTATAAGAATCTAAACGCAGATGAATTAACCCTATTGCTCTCAGATGGGCAAATGGAAGTGATTAGCCAGGAGATTACTCCAGTAGGCGTAGACCCAATGGGTATGCCTTTGATGGCTTACGATGTAACTATTAAGAAGAAAAAAGAAGCTGGTCGAGTCAAGATTGAGTGCGTTCCTCCAGAGGAGTTCTTAATCTCCAAGCGTGATAAAGATATTAAAAACGCTAGTTTTTGCGCCCATCGTGTAATGATGTCTAGATCAGATTTAATTGCTGCTGGATATAAGAAAGATGTTGTAGATAATCTGCCATCTTATAGCGATTTGACATATTCTCCAGAGCGTATTGCTCGCTATGAGCGTGGTGAGATGCCTGATGAAACTCAATCATTAGACTTCTCAATGCAAGACATTGAAGTGTTCGAGTGCTATATCCGTACCGATGTGGATGGAGATGGCATGGCTGAGTTGCTAAAGGTAACCTATGCTGGCATGACTGAGATTCTAGATCAAGAAGAAGTGGATCATGTTCCGTTTGCTTCTATCTGCCCAATCCCAATGCCACACAAGTTCTTTGGTCAGTCCTTGGCTGATCGTGCAATGGACATCCAGTTAATTAAGTCTACGATTACTCGTCAGATCTTGGATAACTTGTACTTAACCAATATGCCTCGTATGACAGCTATTGATGGTCAAGTCAACATGGATGACCTCTTAACCGTTGCTCCTAATGGAGTGGTGCGTATGAAGTCCCAAGGCGCAGTACAGGCTTTGACTGTTCCTCCTACTGCTGCTCAGTCGTTCCCAATGCTTGACTACATGGATCAAGTGCTACAAAAGCGTTCTGGCGTTACACAAACTAGCCAGGGCTTAGATGCAAACATTCTACAAAACACAACTGCTACAGCAATTGCAGCAATGCAACAAGCTGGATCAGGTCGTTTAGAAATGATTGCTCGTATCTTTGCTGATACAGGCGTAAAAGACTTGTTTGCTGGTATTTTCCACTTGTTATGCAAATACCAAGACAAAGAGCGTGTGCTGCGTTTGCGTGGCAAGTATGTCAATGTAGATCCTCGTAACTGGAAAACTAACTACGATGTGTCTATCAATGTTGGTTTAGGTACTGGCAATAAAGATCAGCAAATGGCTATGGCTGCAATGGTTCTGCAAAAACAAGAACAGATCTTGTCTACCCAAGGCTTTGCTAATCCGTTAGTAACAGTAGGTCAGTATCGCAATACTCTTGGTCGCTTTATTGAAGCTGCTGGTTTCAAAGACTCAAACGAGTTCTTTAAAGAAATTAGCCCTGAGTTGGATGCTGCTATTTCACAGCCTCAACCTCCACAGCAAGCTCCAATGGATCCAGCAGTACAGGCTTATATGGCTCAGACTCAGGCTCAGATCCAAGGAGATCAAGCTAAGATACAGGCTCAAATCCAAGGAGATCAGCTTAAGGCTCAAGCAGATATTCAGTTAGCTAGAGAAAAGGCTGCTGCTGAGATCCAATTAGCAAGAGATAAAGCTGCTGCTCAAATTGAATTGAAGTCTGCTGAACTACAGGCTGATACAAGATTAAAGGCTGCTGAGATTGCTAGAGGAATGTAATGAATAGAGCAGAACGAGTAAGAAATTATTTAAACGATGAGTTCTTTGTAGAGTTGTTAGAGGCTCAAAAGAACTTGTATAAGTCTTATGTATTTAACTCGCCAGAGCATGATGTAGATGGCAGAGAAAGAGCCTTAGTAAAACTAAGAGCTATGGAAGATTTTGAAGCATCTTTACGATCAATCTTGCAACAGGAAGAAATCGACAAGAAGCGATTTAAGGTTTTTTAACTACCCATAAAAGGTAAAACATGAGCGAAAACACCAACCCACAAGGGAGTGTAGATAACACGATAGGCGGTGCAGCTAACGCATTTATGTCTATTCTTGACCCACAAACCGAGGAAGCGCAAGCTGACCCAGAGGTTCGTGCAGATGATTCAGATAGCGAGGAAACTAGCTATGATGAACCACAAAGCGAGGAATCAGATGTAAGTGCGGAAGAAACTGAAGATCAGGAAGAAGCAGTAGAGGAATCTCCAAAATACCGAGTGAAAGCTAATGGTGAAGAATTGGAGGTAAGCCTTGATGAGCTTTTGAATGGCTACAGTAGGACTGCTGACTATCAGAAAAAGACTCAATCTTTAGCGGAACAACGCAAATCTGTGGAAGCAGAGCGAGTAAAGATTGATGAAGCAGCAAAGACTAGAGATATTTACGCCCAACGACTCCAAGTTATCGAACAGTTGTTAAGCACACAGGATACTGAAAACCTACAGGAATTGAAGGATTCAGACCCTATTGCTTATGCAATTAAGGTAGCAGAGCGTAGCGAAAGGGATAAGCAGTTACAAGCAGTTCAAGCAGAGCGCCAGCGTGTTTCACAAGAACAACAAGCTCTACAAGGACAGCGCTTGCATCAGCACATCCAATCTGAGCAAGAAAAGCTAAAGAGCGCCATCCCAGAATTTAAGGATGAAGCCAAGGCAGAAGTAATCCGTAGGGATATTCGTAGCTACGCAAAATCCATTGGGTTCTCTGACCAAGAGCTTTCTCAGGTTTATGACAGTCGTGCTGTACAAACGCTCTATAAGGCTATGCAGTATGAGAAGCTGGTAGCTGGTAAAGCTGGTGCAACCAAAAAGGTAGCGTCAGCGCCTAAAACACTCAAACCAGGAACATCTAATCCGCAGAGTTCCGAACAAGAAGCACAAAAGAAAGACTTTGCTCAGTTACGCAAAACAGGCAACAAGCGTGATGCAGCTAAGTTATTTGAACGATTTTTATAATTAAAGGAATTAAATCATGGCAGCTTATGATCGTTATAGCGCAGTTGGCGCTAGAGAAGATTTAACAAATGTTATTTATGACATTTCCCCTACCGATACCCCAATCATGTCATCTATTGGCAAGACTAAGGCTACTGGTGTTTACCATGAGTGGCAGACTGATGCTCTTGCAGCAGCTACTACTTCAAACGCATTAGTTGAAGGTGCATCTGCATCTGAGGCTACTCTCTCACCAACAACTCGTTTAGGCAACTACACACAGATCGTTGGCAAGACAGTAATGATCTCTGGTACTTTGGAAGCAGTAGACAAAGCTGGTCGTAAGTCTGAAAAGGCTTATCAATTGGCTAAAGCATCTGCTGAAATCAAGCGTGATATCGAAGCAATCATCACAGCTAACCAAGGTCAATCTGCTGGTTCAAGCGGTTCTACTGCTCGTAAAATGGGTTCACTCCTGTCTTACATCAAGACCAATACCAACGAAGGTTCTGGTACAACTGCTGGTGCAGATCCAACAACTATCGGTGTTTCTACTCGTACTGATGGTACAACTCGCACTTTCACAGAAACCATCCTCAAAGATGTTATCTCTAAAGTGTTTACATCAGGTGGTACACCTACAACTTTGTTTGTTAGCCCAGCTCTCAAGCAAGTAGTTAGTGGCTTTACTGGTCTATCAGCACAGCGTTATCAAGTTCCTACAAGCGGTCAAGCTACTATCCTAGCTGGCGCTGACTTGTATCAATCTGATTTCGGTGTATTGCAGATCGTTCCAAACCGCTTTATGCGTACTCGTGATGCCCTCGTACTCGATCCAGAGTATGCAGCTTTGGCATACTTGCGCCCATTCCAAACAAACGAATTGGCAAAAGTTGGCGATGCTGACAAGACACAAATCTTGGCAGAATTGACACTCGAAGTTCGTAACGAAGCTGCTCATGGCGGTGCATTTGACTTGTCATAAGTAGTAGTTTTAAGTAGAATTAGGGCTGGGATAACTCAGCCCTTTTTCTATGATTACTTACCTTCAAGGTGGCCTAGGCAACCAAATGTTCCAGTATGCTTCTGGACTAGGGGTAGCAAAACGATTAAAAGAAGCGTTGTTTATTGACAACAGTTTCTACAATCATCATAAGCAAAGGCAGTACGAATTAGGTTCTTTCCCAATATCGGCACAAATAGCGCAACAAATATCTACGCCAATATTAGAAAAGGGCTTTAAATTTCAAGAAATATCCCAATCTGGGACTATGTTAGGTTATTGGCAGTCTGAAAAGTATTTTCAAAACATATCAGACAAAATTAGAAATGAGTTCAAACTGCCAAAGCATGACATTGATTCAGATATGGTCGCAGTATCCGTTAGGCGTGGAGATTACTTAGCGCTTGGCGATGTGTTCCACAATCTAGATGAAGAATATTATGGGGATGCCAGAGAGGTATTTCCTGATGCTACTTTTGTAGTATTTTCTGATGATCCTGATTGGTGCGAACAAAACCTAGAGTGGGCAGATGTAGTTGTAAAAGGCAATCCAGCAATTGTAGATTTAGCTTTACTGGCATCATTCAAAAATCATATAATAGCGAATAGTAGTTTTGCCTGGTGGGGTGCATGGTTAGCCGATGGAGATACAGTAGTAGCTCCTAGAGATTGGTTTACTAACGGCCTTGATACAACGGATTTGATTCCTGATAGGTGGATTAGAATTTGAAAAAGATTATAGATGTAGAGAATGGCGTTGTAAGGACTGCATACGATGATGGTGATGGTGGCTTAATTATTAAGCACTCTACCGATTTAACAGACTTTATAGAGCATACAAAGGCTCAGTTCAACGACAATAGCGGAATTACTGGATGGGGCGATAATCCCATTGACAGAAAGAACAAGATTGCATCTTTGCCTACAGAGATCATTAATGAACTCAATGTAAAAGGCATTATGCGAGGCTATTACATCATGGATCAAAAAGCTATGAAACGATGGCTAAATGATCCTGATAATAGGGTGTTTCGTACTCGTGGGGGTACAGTATGAGCAGAATTGCTATCTGTATACCAGCTAGGGGTCAAATGGAGGTGGCTACAGCGTTTGATTTAGCAGCGCTAGTGGGTTACACAGTCAAGACTTCTAAACACGATCTAGACATCTTTACGGCTGCTGGAACGCTTATATTTGACCAGCGTAATAACTTAGTTAAAACGGCAATAGAGAATAAAGCAGACTATGTATTATTTATAGATGCTGATATGAGGTTCCCAAAAGATACCTTAAAGATCCTAATGTCGCATAACAAGGATATTGTTGGTGTAAACGCTACAACTCGTTCTGAGCCTGTAATTCCTACGGCTAAGAATATACAGATTAACGAAGATGGTTCTATAACCTGGCTTCATGTCTATTCTAATAAGCTAAAAAGTATTAGCAAGGTAGATGGAATTGGATGTGGTGTTCTTTTAATTAAGACATCAGTATTTAAGAAGATTGAGCGCCCTTACTTCTACTTTGAGCAATTGCCAAATGAAAAGATTTTGGGCGAGGATATTTATTTTTGTGTCAAAGCTAGAGATGTTGGTATAGATACTTGGGTAGATCACGACTTATCTATAGGCATAAGACACATTGGTAGCTATGTTTATAGCTGGGAAAACATCAGTAAAGATTAAAGGCGATTATGTCATTCACTAGCTATTCCAATTTAAAAACGGAAATTGCTGATTATTTAGGCCGTACAGACCTAACTAGCAAGATTCCTACATTTGTTACATTGGCAGAGTTACGCTTATCAAGAGATTTGCGTACTCGTAAAATGTTAGCATCTGCTACTGCAACAATGACTAGCGGTGATGGCAAAGTAGCATTACCTTCTGATTTTCTAGAGATGCGTAATATTTACACTCAAGGCAATCCTCGTATGCCAGTTACTTTTTTATCTCCTAGCGCATTTATGCGTGATGCTAGAGCAGATCAGTCTGGTGTACCAGTATTCTATACAGTATTAGGTTCTGAATTTGAGTTTGCACCAAAGCCTGATACAGCCTACACATTGGAGGTTCTTTACTTTGCTAAACCTACGCCTATGTCTGATAGCGTTAGCTCTAATGTCTTTTTGGCTAATTATCCTGATGCTTTGTTATATGCTTCTCTTTTAGAAGCAGAGCCATACCTTATTAACGATGCTCGGGTAGCAACCTGGGCAGACTTATATAATAGAGCCATACAAAACATTAACAACTCAGATCAAAATTCGGAATACTCAGGTGTTCCATTAACAATGCGTGTTACCTCTAGATAAGGAATCAAAATGGCTGAAATGTCAAACTACCTCGAAAATGCACTAATCAATGTAACTTTGAGAAATACAGCGTATACATCCCCAACTACAGTTTATGTTAGTTTGCATACTGCTGATCCTACTGATGCTGGTACAGGAGCAGAAGTTAGCGGTGGATCTTATGCTCGTAAATCAGCTACTTTTGCAGCTCCTTCTAATGGTGTATCTGCGACTTCTGCCGATGTAACCTTTGACCAAGCTACTGCATCATGGGGAACAATTACCCATATTGGTATTTGGGATGCTTTAACTACAGGCAATATGCTGTATCACACACCTTTGACAACATCAAAGACCATTGATTCTGGCGATATTTTCAAGATTGCATCAGGTAGCTTAACTGTTACATTGGCATAATGGCTTTAACACTCGAACAGTTAGATCAGTTCGGGACTTTAGAGCAAGTACCATATTCGTTTGACCATAATTGGGAAGTAGACGAAGTATGCGGTAGTTGGCGATTAGAGGATATGGATTCTTTAGGGAATCTAGACACTCTTACAGTATCGTTTGATGACCCAGTATGGCTTACTTTATGCGTTAAGTTCCCAGGCGCTGCTATATCTGCAAGCGCAGATGTGGTCGCTGACGGATCTCGCATAAGAAGTGGTGAGGCTGCTGTTGCTGCCGATGCAACAGTCGTAGCCCAAGGCATTAGAGTGGCAATGGCAGAAGCAGTTATTACTGGCAATGCTCAAGTAGAGTCTGAGGCTTATGCAATCAGAACATCATCAGGATCAATAGAAGGCTCTGCAAGCGTTGTAGCTGCTGGAGCTAGGGTAGCGGTAGGCGAAGGACAAATAAATGGATCAGCAAGCGTTGTTGCAGCAGCAGTCGCAGTATTTTCAGGAACAGGCACTATCAACTGTCAAGCGGATGCAGAATCAACTGGCATACGGATACGCACTTCTGTCGGTGCAATTGAGGCAAGTGGAACAGTTAGTGCAGATGCCATTCGAGAAAGAACAGCAGAAGCATTAATAGAGGCAAATGCGTTAGTAAGTGCTAACGGAGGCGTTTTATATGTTGGAGAAGGCTCAGTAGTTTGCGAGGCTTATGTAGATGCAGAAGCAAGAGCTATCTATGCTGGAAATGGCACGATAGATGTTACGGCATCAATAGTATGCGCTGGAATCCGATTAGGTGATAATTGGACAAATGAAACTGCTGGATCAGAATCTTGGACAGGCGTTACGCCAAGTACAGATACATGGACATTAGTAACTGCTGGATCAGAACAATGGACTCCAGTTACAGAATCTAGCGACACTTGGACAAATAATAATATTGGAAGCGAAACATGGCGCTAAGTAGAATTACTTTGGGAGAATGGACTCCAGACCAGCCAGGTCTTACAAATGGCCTACAAAGGGCTGAAAATGTATTTCCTAAAGCAAATGGCTATGGTGCAGTACCAACTGTTGTAGATTATTCTGCTTCTGCTTCTGAGGAGCTAAATAATGTAGTGGCTGGTCGCACTACTGTTGGCGGTACTATTTTATTTGCTGGTGGTGCTACTAAGCTATTCAAACTAGATCAAGCAGATCTATCATTAGACAATGTGTCTAAGTCTGGGAACTATACAACTCCTACAGATCAAAGATGGCGTTTTACCCAGTTTGGCGATGTAGTGATTGCTGCTAATGGAAATAATAAGTTGCAAGGATTTAATGTCAATTCAGCATCTTTATTTTCTGATTTGGCTGCCGATGCTCCTACAGCACGATATGTAACGATTGTGCGTGATTTTGTAGTAGCTGGGAATATTCAGTCTGACTATCCTAATCGAGTGCAATGGTCTGCTTTAAACGATGAATCTAGTTGGACTACAAGCGCAACAACTCAAGCAGATTATCAAGAGATTCCTGATGGCGGATCAGTAGTAGGCATTACTGGTGGCGAATTTGGACTAATCCTGATGGATCGCTCTATCTATCGTATGTCGTATGTTGGCAGCCCATTAGTATTTCAGTTTGATAACATTACTCGTAATTTGGGCTGTTATGAGGCAAATTCTGTAATACAGTACGCTGGAATGACATTCTTCCTTGGGGATGATGGGTTCTATGCTTGTGATGGACAAACAATCCTACCTATCGGTAATGAGAAGGTAAATCGTTACTTTTTTAACGATGTAGACCAAGGCACTATTTATCAAATGTCTGCTGCGGTAGACCCAGCTAAAAAGCTCATTATCTGGGCTTATGCTTCACAAAACTCAGCAACTGTAGATAAACTAATTATCTACAATTTCCAGACACAAAAATGGTCTAGTGCAACAACTACTGTAGATCGCATTGCAACAACTTCTACACCAGCAGTAACGCTAGAGGGTATGGATGCTTATGGCAATTTAGATACCATTATGACTAGCTTTGATAGCCGTCTATGGTTAGGTGGTAGATTACAGTTAGCTGGCGTAAATGGCACAAAGATTGTTACCTTTACTGGCGCTAATGCAACGGCCTATCTAGAAACTGGTGATATTGAAGTACCAGGTTCTACATCTGCTATTACTATGGTTAAGCCACTTGTAGATAATGGATCTGCTAATGTGGCAGTAGCAACTCGTAGGTTATTAAATGAAACCGTTACTTACGGAACTCCAGCATCTTCTGATTCTGAAAATCGTGTAAGTATTCGTAGCGTAGGGCGCTACCATCGTTTACAATTAAGTCCTACAGGATCGTGGTCTACTGCGATTGGAATGGACATAGAGTTAAATGGTTTAGGAACTAGATAATGTTTAGACGATTACCTCCGTTTGGTGGAGATCAGCGAGCAGTCGCTGAAGTCGTTAATAACATTATGGATGGCAAGACCAATAATACTGGGTCTGTTACTTTAGCCACAGGAAATGCAACAACAACTACCCTTACAGATGCTCGTATTGGTATAGATTCTGTTATCTTATTAGTTCCAAAGTCTGCTGCTGCTATTGCTGATACTGCTCCTTATGGTGCGTTTCAAAGTTTAGTAGATCAAACTATTGCAAGCACTACTACTGCTTATGCAATGACATTGGATACAACAGACTATACAAATGGGGTGTATCTTTCTAATAGTTCTAGAATGAATGTTAGAAATGCTGGAATCTACAATTTACAATGGTCTGGACAGTTTGAAAATACAGATTCTCAAGATCACGATGCTTATGTTTGGCTAAGAAAAAACGGAACAGACATAGTTGGATCAACAGGGATTATTGCAATACCTAGTAAGCATGGAGCAGTTAATGGACATACTATTTCTGGGTGGAATTACTTTATAGAATGTGCTGCAAATGATTACATACAACTATATTGGAGCGCTGATAGTACGCAAGTTTCTTTACAGCTTTATCCGATAGGAACATCTCCAGCAAAACCATCTACTGCTTCTTTAATTACCACTATGCAGTATGTAGCTCCTAATGCTATGGACAATGTATATATTAGCTCACAGACAAACGGAAGCGCAGTAATTACTCATTTTGCCAATAGTACGGCAAGCAAAACTTATAAATATGTAATAGTAGGATAAAAGGAAAAGTCATGGCAACAGTAAGCACAACATCGTCAATTGATCCAGGCATATTGCCCTATATCACAACTGGTCTAGAGCGAGCAAAAACTCTATTCTTGGGCGGTGAACAGCCATCAATGTATCCAGGACAGACTTATGTAAGTCCGTCTGAGGAAACAATGACTGCTTTGCAACAACAGCAAAACATTGCTCAACAGCAAAGCCCTTCATTACAAGTTGGTCAAAACGCTTATTTACAGTCTTATGGTGGTTTAGCCAATACTGCTGCTGGTGGATTCTTACAAGGAAACCCTTATCAGCAACAGATGATTGAAGCTGCTACAAGACCATTGGTAAGCCAATACAGCAATCAAGTATTGCCAGGCATTGCTAGTCTTTATTCTAAATCTGGTCGTTATGGCTCTGGCGCTATGCAAAGTGCATTAGGTCAAGCTACAGAACAGTATGGTCGTGCTTTAGGTGATGTTTCAGCTAATATCGTAGGCACACAATACGATCAAGAGCGAGCAAGGCAGCAACAAGCAATGATGGGATTAACTAACATAGCTCAAGCTGCTCCAAGCATTTATGGACAACAATATTTGCCATCACAACAATTGGCTCAAGTTGGCGCACAAAGAGAAGCAATTGCAGCACAGCCTTTACAAGAAGCTATGCAGCGTTATTCCTTTGGTCAGCAATTACCATACCAACAGTTATCAGGCTATCTGTCATCTGTTTATGGCTCTCCTACTGCAAGCTATGGATCTACTAGCCAGAATATGTCTACTAATCCTACTGTAGGCGCTATCGGTGGTGCATTGGGTGGCGGACTATTAGGTAACGCTGTAGGATCTGCTTTTGGATTCCCAAATTTAGGTGCTGGTATAGGCGCTTTAGGTGGCGGTTTATTAGGTGGCTTTAGTTAATTAGAGAGAATATATGGCAGATTATAATTGGGAGATGACGGGGCCACCCGATGAAGTAACCATTGCTACTAATCCAGAGGCAGTAGCTGATTGGAATAATTATGTAGAACAAGTTACTGGCGGTGGTGGCGGTGGCGTTGCTCCAAATATTCCTCAGTTTATTGATAATCCTGTTTACGAAGATCCTACATATTGGAACTCAGGTAAAACAGCCTATCAAACTGGCGGTGGTGAAACTGCTTACGCTGAGAGCTTTTTAAGACCAGAAGAATATATAAGTATGGGGTATGCTGCTCCATATACTCGAGAGCAAATTCTTGCTGCGGTAAATCCTGAGAATATTCGTTATGGATTTCAAAATACACCTTACGCATCTGTATTTGGTGCATCTGATTTAAGTGGTGGCGAATATGTTGTAGACCCTAGTACTGGCAGATTTGTATTAGATCAGTCTGGTAATCCAATCCCTGTTCCAAGAGAACGAGCTGATTCTGGTGGGTTTGATAAATTTATGGAAACAGCAATTCCATTAGCTCTTGCTGCTGGTGCTGCTGGTACTGGTTTAGGCGCTCTTGGTTTAATTGGTGCTGGCGCTGCTGCTGGTACTGCTTTAGGCGCTCCAGCATTGGCAGCTACAGGAGAAGTAGGTCTATTATCAAATCCATTAGTTTTAGCTGCATTAAAAGGCTCTGGATATGGCGCTTTAACTGGTGGTGTTACATCTGCATTAACTGGTCAAGATGCGCTCAAAGGTGCTTTGATTGGTGGCGCTACAGGCGGTATCTTAGGTGGCGGTGAAGCTGCATTGTTCCCTGGCGTTGCAGAAGCAGCAAAAGGATCTGTTGCTGCTAGTGGTTTATTAGGCGCTGGTCGTGGTGCTGCTGGTGGTGCAATCAACACATTGCTAGGCGGTGGCGATATAAAGACAAATATTCTTTATGGTGGCGCATTAGGCGGTACTTTAGGATCTGGATCAGAGTATTTCTTTCCCACAACACCTTCAACAGACTATGGTGCAAGCAAAAGCGCAATTTTAGGCGATTCTAAGGTAAGGTATACGCCTGGTGGTGATATGAGTCAAGAAATTGCTAATATGGAGTTAATGAATGAATACGATAGGGCTTTTGGTTTAAAACGAGCAAGTAATTATGAAATGGCTGATTGGGTAACTCGTCTTAACGAAATCCCATTAGAACAACAAAGAATTTCAATGATTGATGAAGGATGGGATCCATCAGCAGTTCAAGCTGCAACAATGCCAAAGTCTGAGTTAGAACGATATTTAAATGAAAATACGATAGATGGCGCAACTGGCGTAGAAGCATTAGATCGTGCAAAAGCAATTGAAATGAAGTATGGCACAACTATTGGTGAAGCTGGAGAAGCTGGAATCAATATGCCTTTATATACAGACACTCCATTAGATCAGCAATATATCAATCAGGATTTAACAGAAGGTCATGGTTACTACACTAGCCCAGAAAATAAAAGCTGGTTAAGTGGATTTGGTAATTTAGGCACTTTATTAGGAATGGGCGCACTAAGTAGGGGTATTGGTGGCAGTAGTGGAGCTGCAAAAGCTGCTGGTGCTTTGGGTGGTTCTTATGTTCCAAAAGGAATGGTAGATTACACTGGAATACTTAGTTTATTAGCACCAAAAACATCTACTAGATCATCATTATTAGGATAAGAAAATGGAACTTGAAGATATCGCACCAGGAATGTTTGGTCAGTTACCTGATCTATCATCCGTACTTTCACCAGAACAAGCACAATCTATTCAGTCTAATGCAGCTAAACAAGCGCTATTAGCTAGTGCTGTAGCTATGCTTGGTATGTCTGGAGCTCAAAGAGTGCCAGTAAGCACAGGACAGGCTCTAGGAGCTGCATTGGGAGCTGGTTCTGGAGCGTATCAAGGATCATTTGATAATACGCTTAAGCAGATGATGACTATGCAACAAATGCAAGACTATAAGGCTAAAAAACAAAAACAAGCATTATTTGAGCAAGCTATGGCTGGAGCTTATGAAACAACTCCAACTCAAATCCCAATGGCTCAAGGCAAAGGATCTCAATTAGAGATGCTGTCTAGACCTGAGTTTGGTGGTGGTTTTGCAAATCAAGAAACTGTTAGCTCATTAAAAGCTAATCTTCCTACTCAAAAAACAGTAAATTTTGAAAAATTAGTTCAAGCAATTAGCCTTGTTGATCCAGTAGAAGCTGCTAAGTTGATGGTTAAAACTGATTCTTCTCCAGAAGCTATTAAGACTTTTGAAGCATATTCTAAAATGTCGCCAGATCAGCAAGCATTATTTAGACAATTTAAACAATCATCTGCTCCAACTACAACCATTAGTCTTTCAGAAAAAGGCCTTGATAAGATTGATTCAGAGCGTGTTGGCGAATTTTCTCAAGCTGCTGCATCTAGTCGTACTTTTGCTCAAACTGCATCAACAGTTAATTCATTACTATCTGGTAAAGGCGGTGGAGAATTGGTTAAAGTTGGTACTGGATTGGCTAAAGATCTTGGTCTTAAAAATGAACAAGTATCTGCAAATGATTTGGCTCAATCTTTGGCAACTCGTGCTGCTGTAGGCGTAAGACAGCCAGGATCAGGATCTACATCTGATATTGAGTTTAAGGCTTATATGAGTTCAGTTCCATCGCTATCTAATAGTGAGCAAGGCCGTCAATTTATGGCTACTGGAGCAGAAGCATTTGCTAAACGAAATTCATTGCTATCTGATAAAGCTCGTGAATTGTATAAAAAAGGCAATTACTCTGATGCTTCTATTGCTCAATATGACAATTCTCTTGGCCCAGTTATTGACCAAAAACAACTTGATGCAGCATTAAAAGCTCCTGGAACAGGAAATCAGCCTAAAGAGCGCAGAAGTTTTATTAACCCAGGAAAATAATAATGGCTGATAAAAAAATAGTATTGCTTACTGATGGTACTGAAGCAGAGTTTTCTATTGGCTCATCATTAGCAGATATTGATAAAAGATTGGCTGCTGAAGGTTTAGAGCGTGATAAGAAATCAAAGCCGTTTGCAGAAATTGGATCAATGCAAAAGGCTATTGGTAAAGCTGCTTTGCCTGTAGTAGAAGGTGTATCTGGAATATTAGGATTGCCAGGAGAAGTTAAGAGAAGCCTAGATGTTGGTGGCTCTGAATTAGCTAAATTGTTTGGCTTTACCCCAGAACAATATCAAGCTGCTAAACAATACCTAGATGTTGGTGGTCAAGTTAAGCAAATGGTAGGAGCTGATAAATTGCCAAGCATGGAAATGCCTACATCTGGACAAATTACAGATTTAGCTAGACAAGCTGGTATTCCTATGGAAAGAGCTGAAACTGCTCCTGGTAGATTAGCTCAGACTTTTGCACGAAATGTAGTAGGCGCACCAGTAAAAGCTGCTTTGATTCCATCTGCGGTATCTGCTGTAGGTGAAGAGTCTTTAGGCGGTGTATTTGCTGGAACTCCATTAGAGCCTTATGCTCGTATGGCTGGTGGCGTAGGATTGCCATTACTGCTATCCCCATTGGCTGCTAAATCTCCATTAGAGCGTATGTATGCAGAGTCTACACAAAGAATGACTCCTCAAGAAATACAAGCTGCATCTGGTTTACAAAAACAATCGTTTACAACTGGTATGCCAGTAACTTCTTTTGAGGCAATGCAACAAGCATCTGGTGGCAAAACAGCGCTACCAGCCTTACAAAGACAAGTTGAGGCAACTCCAGCATCTGCTCCAGCAATGCAAGAGTTTATGGCTTCTCGTGGTGCTCAGACACAAAAGACATTAGAAACAACATTCCCTACTACTGCTCGTCAGCAAATGGGTACAGATGTACAAAGAGCAGCTCAAGCAGAACAAAAAGCATTGCAAAAGCAAATTGTTGAAGAAGGTGGTGGAGCGTTTGAAGCTATAAAGGAAAAGAAAATTCCTCAGTCTTGGATGAAAAACCTAGAAAATGAAAGTGCTGTAATTTCTGAAGCTGCTAAAGCAGTAGACACAGTTCCAGCCTATCGTGATCTATTAAAAGGTTATGAAACCAACTCTATAGCTCGCATTGAAGCTATGCGTTCATTCTTGCAAGATAAATATAGTTCATTAGCTGGTCAGAATCCTGGTGTTGTTACTAATGAAATGCGTATCTATGATGAGGCTCGTAGAAATCTACTTAAAAAAGCTGATACACAAATACCAGACTATAAAACTGCTCGTAAAGAATATGATGCAATTCGTGAGCGTATTCAAGAGCCAGTAAGAGAATCCCCTATTCCTAAATTAGCGGAAACTAATGATCTTTCTAGGCAGTTTGGTGATTTGTTTGCTACAAAAGCAGCAGAAATTGGTCTTACTCCTAAAAAAGTAACTATGACAATAGAATCATTAGGAAAAACAGACCCAAATCTTCCTAAAGACTTTTTAACTCAATATATGAGAGCATCTTTAGAAAATGTACAAAGAGCAGCATCTACACAAGGTGGTACTGTAGGAGCTAGATTTGTAGATACTATTGCTAAAAATACTACTCAGCGTGAAAACCTAAGAGCAGCATTTAAAGGCGTTTATGGCGATAAAGGCAGTCAAGCTGTTAATGGCTTAAACAAAATGATGGATATTTTAGAAGCTCAAAGTAGAAGATTGCCTTCTGGATCTCCTACAGCAGAAAAAGGGATGCTTGCTGAAGCAAGCGCTGGATCTATTGGCAGAGCATTAAAACAGCCATTATCTACAGTTGGTGATCTTTATCAAACCATCTTTTTTGGTCAAGACTACAGAAATATTGCCAAAGCAATTACTAGCCCAGATGGAGTTATGTCGTTAGAGAAGTTGGCTAAAACAGGCAAAGATCAAAAGAAAATTGGATTGGCTATTACCGAAATAAATCAAGTAATTAAAGCAAATCAAGTTGAAGAAGGCTTATCAGAATAACGCAATATAGATATAATAGGAACAATCATGGCATATACAAAATACTCCCTTACCCCAGCATCTAATAATGCTGCCCCTCCAGATGGCGCTCCAGAGGGTATGTTGCCTTCTGGCGTAAATGACACCATGCGTGATATGATGGCGCAGATTCGTGATGTTGGAGATGGTTTGCGTGATGGTACATATACCATGACTGCCGTTAAGATTACTGGCGGTACTATTACTGGTATTACCGATCTAGCCGTTGCTGATGGCGGTACAGGAGCTTCTACTGCTGCTAATGCTCGGACTAATCTAGGATTGGTCATTGGTACAGATGTTCAAGCCTATAACGCTAATAATGCTGTAACTAACGCTGTTCAGTCATTTTCTGTAGCCCAGCGTGGAACTGTATCTGCTTTAACAGATGGCTCTACAATTACCCCTGATTTTGCTGCTGCAAACAACTATAGTTTAACTATTGGCGGTAATCGTACATTAGCTAATCCTACAAATTTAACTGCTGGTCAGTCTGGCGCTATTGTTATTACTCAAGATGGTACAGGATCTCGTACTCTTGCTTATGGTAGCTATTTTAAGTTCTCAGGCGGTACTGCTCCAACATTGACTACAACTGCAAGTGCTGTAGATGTGCTCGTATATTATGTAGAATCATCTACTCGTATTACTGCTAAACTTTTATCGGATGTCAAATAATGATTGTCCCAGGATCAGCAAGTCCATTATTAACTACGACTGATGGTGGATACACCATTGCTAAATCTTTGCGATTTAGAAGTAGTGCATCTGCTTATCTAAATAGAACGCCAGCTAGTGCTGGAAATAGAAAAACTTGGACTTGGTCTGGTTGGATTAAGCGTGGTCAGTTTGTTGGTGGTATGTATCAGGGTTATGTCAGCACCTCTAGCTTTACTGCTTTCGGTTGGGGTGGAACAGGAGCCTCTACATTATTTATGCAAGATTTTGTAAACGGGTCATACAACTTAGTCTGGGAAACATCTGCTTTATTTAGAGATCCAGCCTCTTGGTATCATGTTATTTTTGCTTATGATTCAACACAAGCGTCCTCTGCAAATGCTTTAAAACTATATGTCAATGGTGTTCAGCAAACTTTAGGGTTTACTGCTGTTAGTGGTGCTTATGTACAAAATAGAGACTCTTTTATAAACGCCACAAATTCACAACAAATTGGCACATACAGTAATAATGTTTTTTATGACGGCTACATGACTGAAGTCAATTTTATTGACGGACAAGCACTAACCCCATCATCCTTCGGTGAAACAGATTCTTTAACTGGTGTATGGAAACCTAAAGCCTATAGCGGTACATACGGAACTAATGGCTTTTATCTTAAATTTACCGATGTAGCTACTACTAGCGGATCTAATGCTGGTCTAGGTAAAGACTTTAGTGGTAATGGTAACTATTGGACTACTAATAACATCTCTGTTACTAGCGGTTCTACATACGACAGCATGACCGACGTCCCCACGCTGACTAGCACAACGGCTGCTAACTATTGCACATTAAATCCGTTAGATAATCCAAACTCTGCTTTGGGAACGCTTGCAACTATAACAAACGGCAATTTACAAGCATCAGCTCCCGGTAATTCTTATATTTGTTTTGGCACAATGAGTGTAACAAACGGTAAATGGTATTACGAAAGAGCTATATCAGGAACCGCTACCTCCGATTGGTTTGGATTTATGAACCAAGGGGCATCAAGTTTTTCTTATGCTAGGGCTTATAGAGCAAACGGAGATTATTTTAACGGAACTGCTTGGGTTGCTTACGGCGCAACTTATACCACTGGAGACACTGTTAGTGTTGCCTTTGATATGACAAACCAAACGATAGAGTTCTTTAAAAATAATGTAAGCCAAGGACAAAAGACAGCCATTGGATTAACAGGATTGACAGTTTGCCCAACCTTTGGTTTAAACAATGGTGGAGTAACAACCGTCAACTTCGGCCAACAACCATTCGCCTACACCCCACCAACAGGATATGTAGCACTAAACACATATAACCTACCTACAAGCACTATTGTTGCTGGTAATAAGTATATGGATGCTACTACTTATGCTGGTACAGGCTCTGCTATTACTGTTACAAATTCTGGTGGATTTAAGCCTGACTTTGTTTGGGTAAAGGCTAGA